TAGAAATTTTGAAAAAGTGGTAGCATACAGTATAACTTGGAAAGAAGCAATAGCAAAATTTCCTGAATGTATAAAAATGTAATACTATGTATTTATCAACAAGAAACACCACCTACTAAGGTGGTTTTTTTTTATAGTAAATTTTGTTTTTTTTACGTTATACTTATATGAAGATTATTAATGTAAATCAAACACAAACATTAAAGTTCATTCCAAGAATAGATTATCCTACAAGCACGATAAATCTAAACTATAGTATAACAGATGAACAAACCAATAAATCAGAAACTACAAACTCTGTTTCTACATCTGTTGATACAAACGAGAATCTTCTAACAGCATCTGTAACTTTTGGTTCTAGTAATGCACCTTTTAGAGAAGGACACTTTTATACACTTGAAGTAAAAAAAACAGACAACACACTTGCCTATAGAGATAAATTATTTTGTACAGCTCAATCTACACAACAAAGTGTATATAACGTAAATAACAATGAGTACACAACAAACAACACATTTGATAACGATTACATAGTATTATGATACACGCTATAAATTTATCTAACTATGTAAGTCCAGAAATAGAAGAAAAGAAGAATAAGGACTTTGTAACATACGGAGATAAAAATTCTTACTTCCAATACCTTATTGATAGATACAATGGTAGTCCTACCAACAATGCTATTATAAATGGTATATCAGAAATGATATTTGGTAAAGGTTTAGACGCTACAGATAGCAATAGAAAACCAGAAGCATATGCACAAGCTATTACACTTTTACACAAAGATTGTGTTAGAAAGTTATGTACAGATTTAAAACTATTTGGACAATGCTCTATGCAAGTTATATACAACCAAAACAGAAGTAAGATTGCAAGAGTAGAACACTTGCCTGTAGAAACACTAGCAGCAGAGAAATGTAATGATAAAGGTGAAATAGAAGCATATTATTACTTTGCAGATTGGAGTAAGTACAAACATAGCTCAGAGCTTAAAAGAATTTCTGCATTCGGTTTTTCTAAAGAATCTATAGAAATACTATATGTAAAACCATATCGTGCAGGATACAAGTACTATTCTACTCCAGATTATCAAGGTGGGCTTCAATACGCTGACTTAGAAGAAGAAATAAGTAATTTTCATATAAACAATATACAATCAGGTTTAAGTCCTTCTATGCTTATTAATTTTAATTCTGGTACACCTTCAGCAGAAGAAAGGGAAAGAATAGAAAGAAGAATATACGATAAGTTTAGTGGTAGTAGTAATGCAGGTAAATTTATACTTGCATTTAATGATAGTCCAGAAACAGCAGCTACAATAGATCCTGTACAACTAAGTGATGCACATAATCAATATCAATTCTTAAGTGATGAGAGTTCTAGAAAGATTATGGTTGCACATAGAATTGTAAGTCCTATGCTACTTGGTATAAAAGACAATACTGGTTTAGGCAATAATGCAGATGAATTAGAAACTGCTACTAAGCTAATGATGAATATAGTTATAAGACCTTTTCAGAATCTACTAATAGAATCATTTGATAAAATACTTGCATACAATGATATTTCTCTAAATTTATATTTTAAGACACTACAACCTTTAGATTTCCAAGACAACGCTATAGTTGATGAAGAAACAAGAGAAGAAGAAACTGGTGTAAAACTAAGTGAAGAGTGTTGTGTTGATTTATCTAGTGACGTAGATAAATTTATAGACACAGAAGTTGCAGATGCACTTATAGATTTAGGACAAGATGAAGAAGAACTTCTAAAAGACTTTGAACTTATAGATGAGAGAGAAGTAGATTATGATTTAGAAGATGAGCTAGACACAAAAATAAGTGAGCTTAACAAAGTAGAACTTGCAAACACAGGTAGTGCAAAACCTTATAGAGAAAGTGAGCAAGATGGTAAAAGCAAACAAGAAGGACAAGAAGATATTATCTTTTTAGTAAGATATATGTACACACCTTATAGTGCTGCATATAAAACAGTAGCACCTAAATCAAGAGAATTTTGTATAAAAATGATTAACGCAAAAAAAGTATATCGTAAAGAAGATATAATAGCTATGGAAGATAAAGTAGTTAATGCAGGTTTTGGTAAAGGTGGTTCTGATAAATATTCGGTATGGCTACACGCTGGAGGTGCTAGATGTTCTCATCGCTGGACACGAAAGATATATGCAAGAAAAGAAGGTAGTAAATCTTTAGGTGATACAATTAGTACAACTCAAGCAATAAAGAAAGGTTTTAGACCAGCAAAAAATGATAAAAGAGTATCAATAGCACCACGAAATACGGCAAAAAAAGGTTATACGGCAGCGTATTGGAATAAAATGGGATTTAAGAACTAATGGCAACAGCGTTATTTATAAATAGAACAGACCTTGTAAAAAACAGTATCATAGATGCTAGTACTGATACAAACCACTTTATACAATTTGTGAAGATAGCACAAGAGATACACATTCGTAACTATACAGGTAGTAAGCTATACGACAAACTACAATCTGATATATTAGGAAGTGGATTGTCTGGTGCATATCAAACACTTGTAAATACTTATATAGCACCTATGCTTATACATTTTGCACTTGTAGAGTATTTACCTTATGCTGCTTACCAACTTAAAAATGGTGGACTATTTAAGCATACAAGCGAAAATGCAGTAACACCTACTAAAGATGAAATAGATTTTTTAGTAAACAAAGAAAGAAATTTAGCAGAGTATTATACAACTAGAATGATAGATTACATAACATTTAATCAATCTTCATTTCCAGAATATAATACAAATGTAAACGAAGATATTTACCCTGATAAAGATAGCTTATTTAACGGATGGGTACTTTAACATACAAACCAAAAAATAAAAATATTAAGAAACTAAAAGTGTTTTTGAATGGCAAACGAAATTTATCACAGAAGCAATTGGGGAGAAAGTAAACCAGAAGGTTTTGGTGATATGTACTTTGATTCTAGTGCAACCAATAAGTTGTACAATCGTTCTACATATTATGAGAACTCAGATGCTACAGATAAAATATTAGGAGATATTCCTAACAAAGCAAGTATTGTACTTACACCTACAGGTTACTCAGAAGATAGTATCAATACAGCCATACCACCTTATCAGGTATTACCAGAAGAATTAGTTACTAATGGTACATTTGATACAGATAGTGATTGGACAAAAAGTTCATCTGTTACAATCACAAATGGTAAAGCAAGAATATTAAGTACTGATGGTAGTTATCAATATTTAGCACAAACAGGATTTACTGAATCTCAAACCAAAAGAGTACAAATTAGTCTTGAGATTGTTGAGTATGTAAGTGGAACTTTAAAAGCACAATTTTCTGGTGGCAGTAATTATAATTTCCCACAATCAATAGGTATTCATACTTTAACTGTAATAAATGATGGTACTGCAGGCACTCTTAATTTAGCAAGAGTTTCAGGTGTAACAGACATCACAATAGATAATGTGTCAGTTAAAGAAATACAAGAAGCTGATTTTACCTTTGCAAGAAACTCAAGTGCTACAAGAGTAAACCAAGCAGGACTTATAGAAGCATCACAAAGTAATGACACACCAAGATTAGACTACACTACTGGACAAGGTGCTTTTTTACTAGAACCACAAAAGACTAATGAACTTAGATACTCAAATGATTTCAGTGAATGGGATGAAAATAATAATGCTTCAGTAACCCTTAATGTTTTGACATCACCTGATGGTACACAAAATGCTGCTCAATTTACATATGATGGTACAAGTAATGGAAGAATTGAAGAAGCTATAACAGTAAATAATGGAAGTGATTATACATTTTCAATATATTTGAAAAATAAAGATATATCAGATCCTACTCAAGTATTTATTGGTTTTAGTTCTGCTCCCAATGAAGGTGAATATGTAACAATAACTAACGAATGGAAAAGATTTTCTACAACACAAACAGCAAATGGCTCTACAGAATTTCCAAGAGTTAGTTGTGACTTAGCAGGAAGTTTATATGCTTTTGGTGCACAAGTTGAAGAAAGTTCATTTGCTACATCCTACATACCTACTAACGCTTCTACAGTAACAAGAAGTGCAGAAACATCTGTTGGTAGTGGAAACTCTGATTTATTTAATGATAGTGAAGGAGTACTGTACGGAGAAATAAGTGCTTTAGCTGATGATGGAACTTATCGTGCATTTGCTATTTGTGATGATTCAAGTTCAAATAGAATTTATTTAGGTTTTGGTAATGGTAGTAATCAATTAAGATTAGAAATAACTGCAAGTAGTTCTGCTCAAGTAATTTTAACACACAATGTGTCTGACACAAAAGAATTTCAAAAATTAGCTGTAAGATATAAAACTAATGATGTTAGTTTTTATGTAAATGGTTTAGAAGTTGGTACAGATACAAATGCTACAATACCTTCAGGTTTAGATACTTTAAAATTTACAAGTGGTAGTACAGGTAGTATTCTATATGCTCGTACAAAAAATATGTCAGTATTTAAAGAAGAACTTACGGCTTTAGAACTTGAAAAGCTTACATCTTGGAGAGATTTTAGAGATTTAGCAGAAAGTCAACAATATACATTAGTAACAATAAAATCTGATGCCATAGTCGTATCAGCATACGGAACAACTTCAGGTGGTGGTGGTGTGTCTGGTGGTGGCTCTGGTGGAGGAGGAGGATATTAATATGGCAAATACATTTAAATTTGGTAATGAAAATTGGGCAGTAAAAGATGGTAAGGTACTCGCATATAATGATGAGAACAATGCATTCAAACCTTTACCTTTTACTTTTGCAAGGTCTAGCTCTGCTACAAGAGTAGATAATGAAGGACTTATAAAAACTACTGATTCTGGTTTTGCAAGAATAGATTTCCTAAACAACACAAGTGGACACTTATTACTTGAACCTAGTAGTACAAATTTATTTGACTATAGTGAAGATTTTAGTCAATGGGTAAATATAAGAACTACAGATGCTTTAAGCTCAATTAGCTCTCCATCAGGTAGTGCTAATGTATATAAAATAGTTCCAACAACTGATAACAATACTCATAGAATAGACAAGGTTGTTACTTTAACAGATAGCAATACTTACTCTTTATCATTTTTTGCAAAGAAAGGAGAATATAATTGTATCAGGGCTTCAATAGGAAAAACTTCAGTAACAGGAGACATTGTATCCTTTAATTTAGATACAGGTGTAAAAACTGAAACAGGTACTATTGCAAGTTCTTCAATGGTTGAATTTTCAAATGGATGGTTTAGATGTTCTTTTACAGCAGCTGCAAGTACAGCAGATAGAGTTGTTATAGGACTAGGTAATGATGATACATATAGTTTTGCTGGAGATGGTAGTTCAGGTATTTTTTTATGGGGAGCTATGATAGAAGAACAAGAGTTTAGTACATCTTACATAGCTACAACTGGTAGTACAGTTACTAGAGCTGCTGATACTTGTAATAGTGCAGGAAACTCTTCTGTATTTAACGATAGTGAAGGTGTTCTTTATGCAGAGATTGCTTCTTTAGCAGAAAATGTTGGAAGTAATAAAAAGTTTTCTATATCATCAGGTGCTTCAAGCAATTCAGTTACTTTTTCATATAGAAGTACAAACAATCAAATACAAGCTTTAGTAAAGAGTGGTGGTACAACCACATTCAATAAAACAACAATTATTTCTCCTGCTGTTACTAATTTTTTTAAAATTGCTATTAAATATAAAACTGATGATTGTGCTTTATTTGTTAACGGAACAAAAGTTGCAACTGACACAAGTGCTACTGTGCCTTCTGGATTGAATACTTTAAATTTTGATAGGGGAGATGGTGGTCAAGACTATATTGGTAAAGTCAAATGTATTGCAGTATTTAAAGAAGCACTTACAGATGCAGAACTAACAGAATTAACAAGTTAATGTCATTAGCAGAAATACATAAGAAAGCAAAACTTGTAATGATACCTTCTGGTTTCAAGTCCAGTAGTTCTACAGATAATTTGTATTCTGTTATACCTAGTAATGGTGATGGTGATTTTAATTATGCAGGTACTACAAATGGCACAAGAGTAAATAAAGATGGACTTATAGAAATAGCATCATC